ATCTACCATGCTGCTCTCCTACCATCAATCTTATACATGTCCATGGCTCGGTTAAGTACCATAGCATCTCTGCTATACCTAGCACCTGACTGATCCTTATCGTGGCATCGTTGAGCGTGTAACTTAATACGCCATTTCTTACGGATCTGAAAATGAGTTAATCTCTTAATCATATACGATCCTTTATTGATAATTTAGACTGACGAATGACGTACGCTTCTTTAGCTGGCACAGTTTTTGCTGGCTGTGCTTTGTAAGAACGCATAGGCCATGAGATTTTGTAACGACCCGCATTACATACTTCGTGATCTATCATATGCTCCATGATATTGATTTGCAAGCGATCAATCTGTGCTTCTAACTCCGCGATTTGCTCACGAATTGTAATGATCTTCTCAGCTTGGATCTCAACTTCGGGTAACTCAATCGTACTCTTTTCAGCACGATCAAACACACGACTGGCTTCAAAAGAGTTTTGTAAGTCATACCATTCAATCTCTTGATTAGTTTTGTACTTATTTAAACGCTCTTGAAAATCCTCGACAGCATTGTGAATCATGTTGATGTGATCTTCATTAATGGGGTATAGGAAGATGCGTAATGTTGTACCCTTGTATAACACACAGAGTGCGCCCCATGATGCTTTCATAATATCCATTTGACCTTGAAGCTGTATGACACCACGATATGGCGCTGGCTCATTCTCGACTTCTTGAGCAGTAAGCTTTGCTTCTAAAATACCATAACCATCAAGCTTAATTGAATCATGCCCCATGACATAAATACCTTTGTCAATGTCAGTATAGATTGTTGTGCCATTGCCAGACGCTGTGCCATCAAGGCTTGTAGCCAATGGTATGTCAGGATGAAAGTATGGTTTATCATGGGCTAGATCATCAATATCAACGCCAAGCCTTTTACAGCTCTCGGATAATATTAACTTCTCTGTAAGGTTTCCCCATAACATAGGCTCTTGCTCTGTAAATTCATTAGCCTCCCCGTTAAGTGCATTAATTGAATACTTCAACTCATCATTAGGCGTTCGAAACTTACTGAAACCTAATAATGCTGGAAGCCTTGAGCATGACATCATGTCATCGGGCGTGACTTTTCCTACCATTTTATGTTTTCCTTGTCTTTGATATTGTTGAGATAATAAGATACGTTAGGCGCTGTCCACGTGCTTCCTGAGTACGTTTTAACGCCTAGTTCATTGAGCTTCTTTGCGATGTTGCGACATGATGCTCGGCCACAATTTTCCATGGCCAAGTCAAACATAGGTTTGATCTTTAATGCGTAGGCTATCTTAACTTTGGCTTGTGCTTGACCGCCTTTGACAGCGATGACTCTCATCATATCTCTAGGTGCGCCAAGTTTAACGCCTCTTGCTTTGGCGGCCATTAACGCGTTGCGCGTATTGATTGAGATTTGGCGCCTTGTTTCCTCATTTAATACAGCTCTGATATGTAACTCAAAAATACTTGCTTCGGGTGTTTCCGCAATAGTGAGCGGCACCTTCTTTTCCAATAGCGATGACATCAATGCAACCGATCGCGTCAGCCTACATTGCTTCGCTACAAGTAAACGAGAACCATTCTCAATTTCCAATAATGCCAACGCCTTGAGCAGCTCAGGCCTATCATTATGAGAGCCGCTCTCGATGTCGGTATATTCGGAAATGATTTCAGCGTTGATGCTGCGCGCGTAGGCGTAGCATATAGTCCTTTGAGCTTCCAAACCTAGCCCGCTTTGGCCTTGCTTATCAGTTGAAACGCGATAATAAGCTATAAATTTCATAATAAGCCCGCCAATCTCGAGGCCTCTGATTTGCAGCGCTCTACAGTTTGAGCGGGTAAGCCTCGCATGAATGAATATGCCATTTCAATGCACTCGTTGGCTTTGTCATTCGTTGGAGCTGTAATTGCAAGCGCTAGGGCTTGCGTTAAGAGTTCAATTTGCTGCCTTTGCGATGTATACATTTAATTACCTTTCATGGTTTCGGGTAAAATTACCCCATAAGCGCCCGTTTAAAGGCGCTTAAAGTGTAACTTTAGAATGCTAGTAATAAGACAAGCCAGCAATAAGCACTTATAAATCCTAAAAGTAACCAAATAAACTGTTTTAATAAGCTAGTCATAATTAAACCCCTTATATATTAATTTTAAATTGCTGATTATTATTAATAACGATAGAACCGCGTTTAATAAGCCCGTTTAAAGCTCTTAGAGTGGTTTTGTCGCTTGCGTATGAATGCCAACCTCGATACTTTTCTGCGAATTGCAGCATGTTTACTTGATACTTTCCAACAGCTGTTAGAGTTTTGGAGTTGCCATAGAATATATTGAATTTCATTTTAAATACCTTTCAAGGTTTAATTAATAGATAAGACCGCCAGTTATAGTTCTAGCGCCAATTTTGGCAGCGATCTCGTTTCGTGCTTCATTGTCAAGATAGCGGCCTTCAAAGTCAGTCCACTCGCCGCTCATATAATCAATTTGATCGTTATCGCCCTCGCCATAAGAAAAGCTGCAATACTCTGAAAATATAAACTCGTTAAAGTCTATTTTAAATAGCTTGGCATCAGTGTAACCGCCACGAACGTCAGCGCCATTGTGAATCTGAAGTAGTAGATAATCATCGCCATATAATTGAAGCTGCTGACCTTGAACGACTTGAGACAATGCAGAGTCGCCATTGTAAGAGTTATACGCCTCGCCAATAGCTTGAAAGCCTTGATTTTCTAACCATTCGAAACCTTCAGAGCTTACGCCAAAATAATCAGAGTCCCAGTTTTCAACTTCCATTGAATTGAAATCATCACATAATTCATTCAGCTCAAGGGAGCTAGTAAGTCTATGAAATAAGCTGATCGTTGGCGTTAAGTCCCAGTTATCATCCTTATAATGATAGGATTCAAGGCTGCATTCTGGTTCATTAATGAAGTCTTGAATAGTCTTTTTTTGGTTACGTTGCCAGTGGCGGTCATTATCGCCGCCACTATCGCAGATAGCGGTGCCAGTGGACTCAGTTAGCATTGAATAGATAAGATTTTGGAGTTTCGTTGTCATGTTATTCACCTTTATTGGTTTGATTAATGATTAAAGTGTAATGGACTGGCCTTGGTTCCAGTCTGCATTGATAGTTAAAGCTTTCACATCATGGGAAAATAAATCAATCGTGATCTTATTACCATGGATGTCAGTTATATTTAAAGCTCTTACACTGAATGCAGCTCGGTTCTTTTCAGCATCGAAGCTTTGAATACTTTCAAGCTCTATTGATTTAATTTCATGGATACTTAATGTTTGCATTTTAATTACCTTTCATGGTTTGTTAAAAATATCGCTTAATTGCTGCGATGGGTGAATCATGGACTCGTTTTTAAAGGGTGTCAATAGGTTAAATGAAATAAATTTGATACAATGTTTAAATGAATGAAAGCAATGTAATAAGTAAAAGTTATCACATACCTGAGCCAATAAAGCTTAAAGTCGTTAAGAATGAGGACTTACGTAAGTTCTGCGTGGTTCCTTTAAAGGCTTTTTTGAATAGAAAAGTATCAGGTGAAAATCTAAGAGTGCTGGCAGTGCTGGCGAGTTATTGCAATAAAGGTGGCTATAGTTTCGTAAGTTTGCAACGCATCGCTGATGATCTCGGATGCACTCAGCAGAATATCAGTAAACATTTAAAACGACTAGAAAAGGCTGGCATTATCTCAAGTGTGCAGAATTCATGGCCAGCTCTGAAAGGCAATACGAGGCGCATTATTTATGACGACAAGATAAAAGACGACGATTTAAAAGAGCATCAATTCTTAAATGCTGATATCTCAGCGATCAGAAAACATACCAAACTCATCAATGAGATAGATAAAACGATACAACCTTCAGAAGTTGTAAGATCAGAAGATAAGCGAATGGATGATATAACTAGCTTGTTTATATATATCACAAGTGACAGCGATCTATTGAAGCTCGAGAAGCTCATTAACAGCGGTCATTCAATTGAATCACTCAAGACTCGCTTGGCTCAAGGCATTCAAGTCAATGAGTTATAATAATCAAGGGAGCTAAAGGTTCCTTTAGCATCCTATGAAATCAATAGGGCTTCATTGACATCCCTTATATTGTAGGCATTGCAAGCATTAAGCAATCTGAAACGCTTACCTATGCCAATTTGGAAGGCACATGCTTGCCCCCCACCCTGTCTCATATACCGAGGGGTACTACACACAAATTTTTCCTACTTTTTCAAGATGATTGACAACAGATATCTTATCAACATGGTATGTCTTAGCAAAAGCAGACCTTACCTACTGACTGCCTTTACAAATATATAGATTAAATATAAACCAAACATTAATGTATCTAGTAGCTTATAGGTAATATAGAGGATCATGTGATAGAGTTCGTGCGAATAATAGACCAAACCCGATAATAAACAGTATTGTTTAAATTATCTTACTAATCCAGATGGATTGTAGCTTCTCGTTTATCTAGTTTGGATGTAATGCACTACGCTACATCCCCAGTGGTCTGATCCCCGATACTGTTACTTGATCTCATCCGAGAGCAACTTGTAAGAAGAATCCACCGATTAAACACGTTTATCCCTATCTGTCAGCTACTACATTTAGGAGGGCTGGGTAATGGCCCCGTATGAGTAATATAAGCCATATTTATTTTTAAGTCAAGCAAACATACTATTGACTTGTATATCTATAAGATATATATTGAGCATATGAGCAAAGGATCAACACCCAGACCATTAACTGATAGAGAAATCTTTGAAGCCAACTTCGATAAGATCTTTGGCAATAAGAAACCATCTACTACAGACATTAAAGAATATGAATACGAACTCCATCCCTCTACTGGTAATGTAGAGAAAGTATTTAAAGATGGAAGCTAAAGAGTGGATGCAATCCATGGCTAAAGCTTTTGGTAAGTATGAATATAAAGTTAAATATAAAAATGATAAAGGTCAAGTGGAATTAAAGTCACCAGGCTGGCGAGAAGATCCACCTAATCTAAAAGCCTATAAAGCGATTGATTGTATTTTGCCTGAATTTTTAAGACCTAAGAAACAAACAGGCCAAAAAGATATTAAGAAGAAAGTAGTCAAGCAATTAACCAAGTATAAGGAGATAGAATGAGTACCGAACTAAAACCATTCCTAGTAAGATTGACACCCTCTAGTGTTGAACTATTAGATAAAGCAGCTAAAGAACAAGAGAAACCAAAGGCTAGTATTATTAATGATGCAATCAAAGCTTACCTTTCTAAAGGTGGCGATATTAATTCAAGACTGAATAAAATAATTTAATGATATTAGAGCTTCCATATCCACCCTCAGTCAATACATATTGGAGAGCAAATGGCAAAAGAAGATTCATATCGAAAGAAGGCGTATTATTCAAGACAGCAGTCCAAGCCATCTGCTTTAGAGACAAAGTGGGATCTTTTGGCGATGCTCGCCTTTCTGTTAATATTTATATTCATCCTAGAAGTAGGCGTATATTTGATCTCGATAATTGCTTGAAGGCTATTTTAGATGCATTGATGTCAGCGGGTGTGTATGATGACGATTCACAAATAGATATGTTATCAATTGCACGCAGTACACCTAAACCAGGAGGATCAGCAGTAGTGACTATTAGCGAATATGGAACTCAAGGATAAGTATGTACACGCAGAACCTAGTCCACTTGGTGATAGATTCTGTTCAACATGCTACCAATACAAGTTTAGTGTCAATGGTAAATGGAAGATTGCAGCACATGGTAAGAATCGCAGATGGATATGCGAAGAATGTATGACGAAAAAAGTAAAACCCACGCCAATTAAATAAAGGAGAATATAATGGCAGAACAAAAACCACGCAAACCAGGAACAGGTGTAGCATTTATTAATGAGAATAAAAAAGAAGATTGGCATGCAGACTTCACTGGTGAATTTGCAGACCATGATGGTAATTTATTTTACCTAAATGTTTCTAAGAAACTTAGCGGCCACTCTGGTATTGAATATATTGCTGTATCTTTAGGTAAACCAAAAGCACCAAAGGCTGCTCCAGCTAATGCAGCAAAGCCAACTTTTGATGACATTCCTGACGATTTACCATTTTAATGGATGAAGTCAAAAAGAAAAATCCAATCCCTTCTCTTGCTGGCTATGGTGGTGTCCGTAGCTTGCAAAAGAAACTTGAGCGTTCGACTACGCTTCAGCAGAATCGTGAAGCTGTTAGTTATTCTCTCTTATGTTTGGCGAATACAAAGCTTACTGATATTATGGAATGGGATGAGCAAGGTAATATTACAGTTAAACCAAGTAAGGATATACCAGACCATGCTCTACAGGCCATTAAGTCCATTAAGTCGAATACTAAAGTTGATAAGGAAGGCAATAGTTATACGACTTTGGACATTGAGTTGTGGGATAAAGTTGGGGTATTAAGATTATTAGCAAAAGCATCTGGCTTACTAGATAATCCAGAAGAATCCGATAAACCAAGTGTGCTTGGTATTAATATCAGAGCGCCAGAGATTATAGAAAATGAAAAACCCAAAGAATCAGAATAGTTTTCAAGTTGGCGGTGACCATTACGCCAAGATGGAGATACAACCATGGCAAGCAATGGAAGCATGGCTCACACCTGAGGAATATCGTGGTTATCATAAGGGTGTCGTCATTGCGTATTTAGCTCGTGAGCTAAGTAAAGGCAAAGATCAAGACATAGAAAAGTCAGCACATCACTTAAACAAGCTAGTTGATTATTTAAAGGAGAATAAATGAGTCAGCCAAATCATTTAGAAGATCGTATACAAAAGTTACGAGATGCTTATGCATTGAATAACATTTACCAAACGGAGTCATTGCAGATTATTGATGCATTGCAAGCACAGATCAACGTGCTTAATCAATTGTTAGCTTTAGAAATTAAAGATATAGATGGCTAACAAAAAAGAAGTATCTCAGAAGTCCCTTCATGGACCTGGGATTGACTTAGACTTTTCTACAGCACCAACTACATGGAGCTTCTTACAGTCAGATGCATTTGTGCGTGGACTGATGGGACCTGTTGGCTCTGGTAAATCCTATGCATGTGCAGCAGAGATTATGATGCGAGCAGTTAGACAAAAGCCATCACCAGTGGATGGCATTCGTTATACACGATTTGTCATTGTACGTAACTCATATCCTGAATTAAAAACCACAACAATTAAAACATGGCAAGATTTATTTCCAGAGAATACTTTTGGACCAATGTTATACACTCCCCCTATTACTCATCATATCCGTTTGCCATCTCGTGGAGATGCAGCGGGTATTGATTGCGAAGTTATCTTTTTAGCATTAGATCAACCTAAAGACGTACGAAAACTACTATCACTTGAACTAACAGGAGCGTGGGTAAATGAAGCTCGTGAACTTCCTAAAGCAGTTATTGACGGACTTACTCATCGTGTGGGTCGATATCCGACACAACGTGATGGTGGACCTACCTGGCATGGTGTGTGGATG